CTCCTAGTGATTTTTTACCTTAGTTAAATAGGTCGGCATTTGTGAGGAAACGACCGCCCCATAGGGTTTTATGAATCACTTGTGGTGATTCCTGTACGATCTCGCCTAGATCGCCAGACTTGCGGAAAGCGGTGTCTTGTTCTACAAGATCTACTCGCTTGCCAAACTCGTTAAAGTTGCTCTTGATTCCATTAACATCAGATGTCACTGATTCAAGAGATTTTGTTACTGCTGTTACCTTCTCGTTAAGAGATTTGATAGTTGCAGCAAGATCGCCAAAGGCATTAGTAAGAGAATTATTAATTTCTGAAACTGCTTTAGCAACTTCTTCTTTAACATCTGCAACGGATTTTTCCACCACAGTCTCTACTTCAACTGCTGCTTTTGCAACAGAAGATTCTGCACTAGCGTCATCTGATTTAGCAAGAGCAAGTTCTTCAACTGCTGGTGCTTCTTCAGCGACTGCAGGGGTTTCTACTGCTTCTGCAACAATTGCTGTTGCTTCTGCTACTACCTCTGCTGCTTGTGCCTCTGGAGCAACCTCTGCATTTTCAACTACAGTTTCTGAAACTGTGTTTGTTGATTCTGTCATTAGATTTACCTCCTTAGTAATCTTAATTGTATTAATGCCTTTAGCACTATCAACTAAGAATTTTATTAGTTTTTCAGTATCTTTATCATTCTTTTCTATAAAGCCAATATTCTGCATTGCATTACCATTTATTGGACTTGTTGCAGAGTCAGAATCAGATACCATAACAATACCGTTTTCTGAGTCCCAAAATACATTTTCAATTTCTGTTTTTGATAAATATCCATCAACTACGTTTTGCCCATTAATTTTTTCAATAGAAACTATGTTTGCAAATTGATTTGCTGGGTTATCTACAAGAGAAAGTTCTGACAACTCATAAGTTTTAATTACACGAATTGTCTTATCTATTTTCTCGTCGTAAGCGTCATCCCATTCTTTAATGTTTCCACCTATTGAAAAACCAGTATAGGTTCCATCTAAAACTTTTTCCCATGCATTCTGTGCACCCTTTGAAACATAAGCAGAAACATAAACTCCGCTATAAAACTTTTTAGTACTTGGATCAAAATACTTATCTTCTTTAAAAGAAACAATTTTACCAACAGCACTTGGCTGATGCATTTCACGAAGGTTACCACGGAAATTCTTAAAAGCATCTATACTAGATTCTGTTGTTACAATGTCATTTTGGCGATCAACGTTATCTAGGGTTGCAAAACCAGAGACCATACGGCGCTCAACATCTACTTTTCCGATGGGCATTGAAAGGCGAACACTGTCACCTTTAGTTTCCCAATGAGCCTTGTTTATTAACATAACGTTATAATTATAGCACCGCTTTAAACAATTTTCTCAATTATTGAGACGATCTACCTTCACCTTGTGCATTGCGTCCAGATATTGTAGTTGGCGAATCAGAATTGTTATTTGTTCTTTCTGAATCTCTTTGACGATCCCCTGCTAAATTTGCTCTAGCATCAGTTGCCTGTCTTGGAGACATAACAAATGGCGTATCTCCATCTGCTCTTAGTGGCAAGTCTAACATTTCACGAGCCTCATTTGGAGTCATAACTTGAGTTTTTACATATCTTTCAAGAATTTGGGATTGTGCAATTTCATCAGTTAGAGTTAGTTCATTAAACTTAAGTTCAAGAATGTCTGTTTTTTCTCTGATAATCTTGTTTACAACTTTTTCTAAATGTCTTTGTGCTGGGCGAGATACCTGTTCTTTAAACGTACGATCCTGAGAAAGTGCTGCTGCAATACCTGCAGAATCTGCACCACCTAGTTTTGAAATAGGAACTTGGTGGGCAATTAGAATGTCGTCACGGTTTTGTTTACGATACTCTTTAAATGAGCCATCCTGAATACCGTTTTCAATTGGCTCCATCTTAAACTCAACTTTACTACCTTCTGTGTCTCCAGGAAGCGGGATATAAAGAGTTCTGTGTGACTGAGCCTTAAGTCCAGTCTGCAAAAATCTAAACATTTTATCTTCAGCATCACCTGAAAGTTTTGCACCTTTTAAGGTTACAACATATCTTGGAACAGCCTTGTTTTCAAAGTAGTCAATATTGTATTGAGAAGCAAGTTGATCTCCAATAAGAGATGGCATTGCTGCAATAATATCTGGAATACCATAAAATGTATTTAAAGGTGAGTATTCTTTTAAGTGAATGATTTCATTAGGGCGTGGATCTGTTCCCATAGGATTTGCATTTTTTGCTCCAAAGTTTCTAAAGTAAACCACCTTTTGACCAATAATCTGCACAAATCCATCACGCAAACGTCGTATACGAACAGTTGTTGCTGGAATATGGCCAACATAGCCAATCTCTCCAGCAGTTGTTCTACCTACTTCAATAAATCCATTACCTGTTGCTTGAAGATCTGTGTAAACCTTTTCCATTGTTTTTGTAAAACTGTCATCGTCATTTAAATTTTCTAACCAATCACGTACTTGAATTTTGGCTCTTTCAATACGATTACGAGCACGTTCTACCGCACCCGCATCTTCGTTCATTTCAAACCTTAGTAATGTTCTATCTGAAATATCAAAACGATATCCAAGACCAACAATGTTTTCTACCTTAGCATCAATTGCAGCATGGTTAGCAAATGATGTGTCATAGAAGTTTGCTAGTTCATACATGTTATATGGAGGAGTGATTACATCAAATAGTCCGTAACCATTTCTATATACCGTGCCAGGATTAATTTGTTTAGATCCCGCATTTACTCCAGACGGTATTGCATTTGCTGCGTCTAGGTATGCTTCATTAAATTCTGGTGCAGCATATTTTGTTAAATTACGTGTTGTTCTACGACGAAAGTTTTGATCAAGCCCAACATAATCTTTTAAAACATCCCAACTTTTATTAAATGGATCATGTGATTTAAAAATATTGTCTTGTTTTTCTTCTGTATTAAGACTTGCACGGATATACTGTTCTTCACTCATCCATAGCACCTCTTCCATGTTTTTCTAATGTCTGTTGTGCTGCATGCCAAGCACCTAAGTCGTTCATTGAAGGAATTAAGCCTTCTTTTAATCTTGCCTTTTGTTCCGAATATTCCTCTTCACTAACCTGAGTTAGCCCTGGAACAAATACTGCCTTACCAAGTCCATCATCTCCATGATGTATTGCAACCTTTTTTAACTCTGCAATTTTTGTAATATCTCCACGGTCAGACGGTATATTTAAAACTGAGCCTTCTTCGTCTGTAAACCATTTACCAGCAGATGTCTTATATACGTAAAGACCCCAGTCATAGTGCTTATCTATTACCTGACGACGTACATTTTTAACATAAGGCTTACCAGTTTTTGGATTAATTAATGATTCCATAACCATAAGTATATCAGACTATACTGGTGTAGAGACCGTAGTTGACCACTCTGCATTGGCATATACCTTTATTTTTTCTGCTTGGTATATTAAACCTTCCTCGTCATCAATTATTATTTTATTAGTTCCCATGTATGTTTTATATATATTTGCTGGATTAATTCCATAAAAATCTGAAGAACTTAAAATTAACATACCACCCCAAGTAGAGGTATTAAGCCAAAATTGCCAGTTTAAAACGCTTGTTCCATCGCTTAAAACCTTAAACCATGGCCTTTCCGTTTTGTTTTCTATTTCTTGCAAACTACTTCCTTGATAATATGAAATATTATTAAATGTTGCTGGCCCAGTAATATTAATGTTTCCTAGGTATGAATCAAAAACTAAGGCTGTTAAAAATGAAATACCTATTGAAGACCATTCTTTTAATGATAGGACTGGCTCTCTTACTAAGATTCCATTTAAATAAAATGCAATACCATCATATGGAATGCCGCCTTCAGTTAAAACAAAAATTTTGCCTCTATTTAGGTCTTGGCTATTTGCTTGTATGTAAAACTTAAGGGTTCCACCTTTATGATTAACTTCAAAAATTTCTGTTGCTGTTGCTGGAAAGTTTTCTTGATCATATCTAAGCCATAGTTGTATTGCGCTAATCTTATAGGTTGTTGCTAATTCTTTATTAATTGGTAAAGAAAGTCCACGATTTTCTAACACACTTAATTCGCCACGAACCTCTATTCCAGAAGTTTTTGTTAAGTATAGATAAGGGGTGCTTTCTTTATATATGCTAAATGGATTTTTAGATTTATAGTCAAAATAAATACCATTCTTTTTATATGGAAATAAATCTACTCCAAATCTTGTTCCTACTGGATTAAAAGAATTATCATTAAATGCTTGAGAGGCCAACTGCAATTTGTTTAATAAAATTGGTTTAGTTAAAACCCCACGACTATTGAACTCAAGACTATAGACAATTGCAATTTTATTAAAGTCTACATTTTTGATTGGGTAAATTAATGTGTTATCTAAAATTTCAAATCTTGTTGTTTCCCAGTTTTCGTAGTTATTTAAGTCAAGGACTTTATACTCATCTGGTGGTTCTTCATTAGCAAAAGATGTAGGAATATTTGCACCATCAGCAACATACTGAAATGTTGCATAACTTTTTATTTGTGCCCCATCTGTATTGTAATAATAAGAAAGTGCACCAGACTCTTGCTGTAGCGTAGTTGTTGTTGGATACCCTAAATTAAATTGTAAAAAATCTATTTCATAAAATTGTTGACCATTGCTATTTTTTACAAATTGAGCAAAGTAAGAAAGTGGTAGATAATCTTGCCAGTACCCTGCAACACCTATGTCTAAAAAATATTTTTCATATGCTTCTGATGGAAGGATTGTGTAACTGGCTGTATGATCAATTAATTGCTGACCTTTGTCTAATTCAATAAAACCATTTGTATCAATATAGGCTGTTATTTTTGTAGAATTTAATGTTGTGCTTAGCCCAATAGAGTAAAGTCTTCCCGTAAAGGTATAGTCTCCAGAGTCATCTCCAGCCACATACATTTTTAATGAACTTTGATTTCCAAAAAATGAACTTACGTTATTACCAAATTTTTCTGATAATGTTTTTATATTAAATCCAACTGCAAAAAGGCTGTTAGAGGTTATTGCGCTAGAGGTAAATAATAGTTCTGTAGTTCCATTGTAGGTTAAAGAATATTTTATTAAGTTTCCATCTTTAAGAATTGTAAAATAGTTGTTGTTTAAAGGATTATATATTTTAAATAATAGTTCATCTGATGCTAGATTATGAGAACTAAAGACTCCGTAACAACTTTCAACTTCGCTTGATAATAAATTAAATCTTGAAAAATTAATATATGATTCAACAGAACTCCAAGTATTATTAGGCCTAAAAGACAAAAACTTATCGGTAATAACAGGGCCAGACTCGTTATCTTGCACGTCTTTGTTATCATCATATAACTCTTGCAATGTTTTTGTGCCTAAGAATATTTCTGGCAAGGCATACTCTGGTGTTCTTAATGTTGTTTGTGTTGTTAATAAATTATCAAAACTTCCTTGATTCCAATTTGCAAAATCTGGATAATTATAGTTTGCAGTATAATTTGCAAATGGATAATCTATAAAAGCAGTAGTTCCTCCATAAGAAGAACTAATTCCTTCTGAAGAAGCAACTCCTTGACCATAGACCCATCTACGTTTTGCAACTGTAACTGGTACTTGATAAGAATATATAGCAACACAATCAATTTCAAATGGATAAACATTTTGGCTTGCAAAAAATCCTAACCAATCTTGACTATCTCCAGAATTATCAAGTTCTTCTGGTAAAGTAAGATTTGCTGTATTTAAGGACAAAGAAAGAACTTCTTCTCCATTTACTAATAATGAAGCAGAGTCTTTAATTAAACGAATATGAATTAGCATTGGTCTAAACCATTCACCAACAAAATGAGATGCAAACTGATCTCCAATTACTAATGTTAAAAATCCATCTTCAACATATAATCCATCATCAGATGCAATAGGTCCAAAAATTTTAAATGGTGTAGATGTGTTTACTGCTAGCCTTGCCCAAAACTCAATAGTGTAATCGTTATACTGGCCTTTTTTATTTAAAAATCCTTTGCCAGGAATAATTAAAGAAGCATCTGTATTTGGCTCTAACCTTGTTACTCCGCTTGCTCCAAAAACCAAAGGAATGCCAGCATTTTTACATTTTAACCCACCCTCTGTAATATAATATCCAGAGTCTTCTGCAACTCCATATGCCTGTGCCTCTACTGCATCATATCCACCATAAATACTAACTGTTGGTGGAATAGTTGTTTGAGTTGTTCCATTTAAAGAATAGGTATTAAATTCTTCATTCCATTGTCCTAAAGTAATACCATTAAAATAAAATTCATTATCTGCTGATGTTGATGATCCTTCAAAAATTTCAATTTTAATTACAAGTCTTAATTGTGCAGAAACATTTGGAATTTCAAAAGTTTCAGAAATAAAACCCCATTTTTGATAAGGCACACTGGTAAAAGTTTTTAGATTTTGAACTATAGTTGATGTGGCTGGATTTGTATATTCATACCCTATTGATATATTTTGTGAAAATATACTATTTGAATAAAAATATGAGCCAATGGTAAATGTTCCAAGATCTGCAAGAGTATTAAAATTAAGTATGTTAGGACTAATAATTGATGCTTCAATTGTTTCTGATACTGGAACACTAACTCTAACCCTATTTAAATGGCTATCTGGGAATGGCTCTTTTAGATTTTCAAAAGATGTTGCAAGAGTGGCGTTTGTTGGTGTCCATAAAGTTGTAAGATTACGTTGTGCTTCAGAAATTAAACTTACATAATCAAGTTTATCATCTAATGCCCACAAAACTAATGGATGTTCGGCATAAATTTTTTCTGCATATAGATTTGACGGGTTAGACATTTTTCTCCTATACCCTTATTATAGCAGGATGAAGGCTAGTATAGTTTGATTTCGCAAGCGTCTGTTGAACAGTATTTTTCAGACTCTGCGTCAAGATTATTCTTGCCATCATAAATAGCAGACCAATCAATTTTACCAATTTTACCAACATAAGAATTATATTCTTCTCTTGTAATATTTGTATATGGTTGTTGAGGATAAGTTTTATTACCCATAGGTAGAAATGAAACTGCCTTTAATTGACCCTCATACATGTGTAATGCTGGAGCAATATGCTTAGTTTCAGATTCCTTGTCAAATGATAGGGTTACAGATACTCCATTATCAGACCAATACTTTTGAGCGGTAGCAGCCAAACCAATTTTTTCAAAAAGACTTACATCTTTCTCAGAACGAGAATGTCCAGATGCTACTGGGAAATAGACTACTGAAGTGTTTGCTGATACTACATCATCTTCAATTTTATACCCTGCCGCTTTAAATAGATGCACCATTGGATCTGTATTGCCAAACCTTATAGCACGAAGATAGAATTCTCCTCCTGGACCCCAATGAACTCCTGGTGTTGCACCAGATAATAATGAAACAGATCCTGAAGGTTTGACGGTAGTTACACGAATTGACTCTCTTACACATAGCCATTCTGAATAACTATGATCATATGAACGAATCTTTTGATACCCCTCGTCCATCCACTCACGAACTGCTGGCATACCCTTCGTATCTGCAAAAGATGCAATACCAGTAAGAGATGTTCCAATACGACGATTACGTTGCATAATTCCATTTGTGGTTTGCCAATGTGTTGGCATTAGTGTTACGGTTTTGCCATATAGATATGCAAATTTTAATGTACGAAGAAAGTCTTCTTTATCTTCGTGACGATTTAGGTGAACTTCTACAAGAGTGCAAAGTTCGTAAGATTCTAGTGGTTGTTCTGCACAAGGATTAAATCCCATTACACGAGAATCTTTATAATCTGGAGCATCTGCTAATCTTCCATAATCTCTAGCAACTCCTAGCCAAATAAATCCTGGTTCACCATTATCTGCAATTAAATTAACATAGTCTTCGTATTTTGTTCCAACCTCTGCAGAAATAGAGTTATTACTCATCCATGCCCAGCCAGGGTTTTTAGAATCAAAAGAGTTACGATCTGGAAAAATTTCTGCATTTTTTAAATTAATAAAATCTTTATCTTCAGCATTACCTAAAGCAAGCGTAGCAGAACGACGAACATTTCCAGAAACAACACATGTACCAATAAGGTTTACAATATCTACTATGGCACGAGAATCAAGAGTTTCTCCTGCTCTACCCCCAATTACTGTGTTTATCTTATTGTGTAGTGCAATAAGTGGTGCTGGACCGCTAGCAACCCCTCCAAAGCCTTTTATAGGGGCACCTAGAGGACGGATAAGATCATAGTTAAACTTCTGTATAGCCTGATTAGGTCTTAAATAAGAATTTAACAGCATTCTAACTGAGTCAACCCATCCCTCACGAGTGTCTGGTATATTCCATACATTTTCTGGTTCTGTAGGGGTACAAATAATAATTTCTTTATCTTTGCCAACCGTATCAAAACCAACACCTATACCTAACATTAAAGCATCCATAACCCAAGCAAACAATGCTCCAGGATCATTACGGTCAATGTCTCTTGTTGACACCATTGCACAATTTTGTAGAGAAGCAGAATTTTTCTTTTCCATAGTCATTGGTGTGCCGAATGCCCATAAACCTCTGCCTGGTGGTGTCCACTTTAAGTTAAACATACGATCATAGGCTTCTTGTGCAGATTTTTGAGCCTTATTATCATTCCATGGTAAACGATTATCTTTAGCATGATTCTTTTGAACTGAATACATTCCTTCAATTACCCGCTTACAAACTTCATGCCATCTTTCTTTTGTTCCGTCTTCCTTCATTCTTGAATAAGTGCGTATAAAGGTAATTTCACCCAATGAGTTAGATCCTGCATCACTAAAACCAAATGGTGGTAGAATTTCAATATATTTATTTACAAACTCATCCGATAAACGAAAAGAAAAGACTTCTGACATTTTAAACCTTTCAAATAAAAATAGATTAGGTGCTTTACAAAATTTAAAGCAGTCCCTAATTATAACATAGATATTTAGTTATTTTAAACGTAAAAGATAAACCCTAAACTATTACATTACAGTAGAACTTTAACTTTAACAAAGTGCTTGTTTTTATTTTTAATAAATTAAATAATTTTTTATATCTGGCCCATTTGGATTATTTGGATAAAATAAGTTTTTAGGAGGGGTTCCGTCTATAAATTTATTATCCGACTTTCTTAAAAATGTAATCTCTAATACCTGCGGAACAACTAATCCAGCGACATTAACAGTTTTTGAATAGTTGTTTGGATGCAATGCAACAATTTGATGAGTCTTATTTATTTTTTCAATAACGTCAATTCTAAAATCTGGAATTTTTACTCCTTCAATTTCTACCATCCAATGTACCTCTAATATTATTTGTTTAAATTTATTAATATTTTCTTCAGATATGTTTTCAAAAAATTTCCACTCTGATCCCTCAATGTCAACTTTTAAAATTAAATCTTCTTTATCTTTAACACGATCAAGAATAATGTCATGATCTGAGTCAACTTTTTCTATAAAAAATCTAGAATTTTTAATTTCTTGTGGTAAAGAATTTATGCTAAAATCATATAAATCCATCCCAGAAACAAAATTAGACATTTGCTGCTCAAAGTGTATATTGTTTGCAATTCCAAATGACACTAAATAATCTGTATTTAAAAAATTGTTTACTACTACATATCCACCATCATACTTACTACCTAATCTAATAAAAGATAGATTTTCTGGAATTTTTATATCTAGTATGTTAATTATTTCATTTTGTATTTTATTAATTTTATGTCTCTTTTCTATTATAAATTATAACATGATCTTAAGTTTATTTGAGTTTAAAGATATATTGATATCAGAAATGTCATGGCAAACTTTTTCAGTAAAAAAATGAATGCCAAACCACTTAACTCCAGTTCCTATTTTTACACCATAATATTCTTTGTTGTCTGCTGGACTTGTATAATTAAATATATGAGATTCTGTAAAAAGTTGATAATCTTTTTCATCTTTTGATTCAATAATTTTAAATAAATCGTTTGTTGGAATATAGTAATACTCTCTTTTCCCTGAATTCATTTTTTCTAACTGCTCTGTTGATGTAAAATACATTTTTTTTAATGCTTCATATATTATTTGATTTTCTTTTTTTGCAAAAAGAAATCCTTGAAATATTGTTCCTCTGATTATTAAAGAAATGCAAGAAATAAAATCTTTGTTTGTTTCTAAAAGATACTTATCTATATTTTTATATATTATCATATCTGAATCAATAAATAATCCACCATTAATATATAAATAAAAATATCTAAAAAAATCTGCTCTATGTGCCCCAGTTTTTAGGGACATAAAGACTTGTTCTGAGTTTGGAAACTCTAAAATTTTATTATTCTTTATATACTCAAGGCATTGCTTGTCATTAAAATGTTTATAGTCCCATTGAGTAAATGACTTCATTAGCATGTCTACGTCTTTACGTATAGGATCATTTTTTGACGTTTGAAATATTGTTGGCATAGTTTTATCCAAATTTACTACTATTTATATGGCACATCTCTATCTGGTTTATATTTAAATGTTTAGGCAAAGATCCAACCCAGTAAATTGCTTGGGCTAAATCATCTGCAGATAAGGCATGCTCTCTTTTTTGTTCTTGAGTATCAATAGTAGCAGGACAAATTTCAGTTATTTTTATATTGTATTCGGGAAACTCTAGCCTCATTGTATCTATTAAACCTCTTTCACCACGTTTGGCGTTAGTATAGTTTCCCCCACCACGGTATGGAATTTTACCACCAAAAGATGTTATAAAAATAATAGTTGGGGATTCTGATTTTTTCATACATGGAACAAACAACTGAGATAGATACATTGGTCCAGTTACATTTATGTCGTAGGCTTTTCTAAAATTTTCTGTAGTTTCATTAATTATTCTTGTAGGACTAGATCCACCACCAGCATTATTTACTAAAAGATCAAGAGTTATGTCTTTATATTTTTCAAAAAAAACTTTTATTGCTTTAGAGTCTGTAATGTCTAATTGATATGTTTCAATATTCTCAGAAACTAATTCTGCAATTTTTGATAAATTTCTAGAAATTGCAATAACTCTATATCCATTTTCAGATAAGAGTTTAACAGTTGCATAACCAACGCCTTTGCTGGCACCAGTTACTATTGCTGTTTTCAAAATTAGTGTATCCAGTGTTGCGGAACCATAATCTTTTCACCGCTTTTTACTAAGTGTGCTGTGTGATGATAAGGTGGTGATGGAGGGAACACAATAATGCTCCCTGCTTTTGGTTTAATGGCAAAAGTATAACCACCTTCTTTTTCTGCTTCTGCAAAATCTGGTTTGGGACTAGCATTTTGTAAAATACCGTCTGGCGATGCAATAGTAAAAGATAACTCTCCTCCTTCATAATTATCATTTAAATACATAACAAAAGAAACTTTTAATCTATCATCTCCTTCTTGTTGATCAAAGTGTGCCCCCATATATGTTCCAGCCTGATATTTTTTAATAGGATACATAGGAAATAGTTTTGGCTCTTCAGTTATACCTTGCGATTTAGCATAATCTCTTGCTACATCATCAAAAGCCTTTTGTAAAGTGTTATAAATATATTTATTTTCCTCATCAGCATTTGCTGTTAACTTAATTGTTTTATCTGTGCCATAGACATATGCTTGTCCACTACAGGCCATCCACTCTCCCCAAGGGTTAGTATTATCAGTTTCAATTGCTCTTACAAGTTTGTCTGGGTCTTTAATTACATCTGTGTAATAATAAACTTTTTCTTCAAGTATTTCTTTATTCATTTTATATCTCCCTAGTATTTGTTATTTTCATAAAAATTTTTTACTGTCACAAAACCAACAATGACTTGTCTTATTGGTCCTGGTCCAACATGTTTTACTCCATGCTCGTGTTGTGGATTTCCTGGAAAAACAAGCAAAGACCCTGGTTTTGGTTTTAACTTAATGTCAAAGTTTTTAAAAAAAAGTTCTCCATCAGAATAGTCATCATTTATATACAAAATTGTGGCGTATCTAACAGAAGGATCTGTGTCTTGATCTACATGAGATTTTAATTCAACTCCTTCTTGCATTCTTTGAAGAGTACTCATCCCGCCCAATTGTAATGTATTGTCTGCTTTATCTACAAGTTTTTGTATTCTTTTTTGCAATATTTTAGTTATAGGGTATTGGTTTATGTTAAGAATTTTATCATCCCAGCCCTTAGTTACTTCGTACTTTCCTTCAGCAACCATTTTTTCAACATCTGATGAGCCAAACTTTAACAAACAAAATTCAGCCAAACTCTCTTGATATGCTACAGACCACTCTTCTTCTTTTGTTGTATTGATAATTTCTAAAATTGTATCTAATTCTTCCTTAGATGTAAAATTTTCTATTAATATAATATCGTCTGTTATGTTTATAACATTAAAACCATCTTCTATAAATTCTTTTTTTAAAAAACTACTCATTGTTTTTTAACTCCTCTATTTTATACTTATTTCCATCTTTATCTATTTTATATCCTTCTTTTAATAAATTTTGCCATTCTGATCTTTCAATTTCTTGATTTGCTCTTGTTTCTTTCATTTCTTTTGCCCAAGCATCTCTTACTTCTTGTGGATAGGCATTTTCTTCTCTATCATCCCAGAATGAACCTATAGTGTATCTTATCCCACTTGTTATAAGAGATACCTCGTGCATATTGTTAAATCCCCCATCAAAAACAGCAAGCATACCTGTTTGCGGAACTATAGATATATCTTGATCTGGGAACTGTAAAACTCCACCCTCAAAATCTCTATTTAAATATAAAAATGCAGCATACCTACTTCTTGTAAATGCTCCAGAGTTTCCATGCTCGTCTGTATTATCTGAGTGTTTTCTAGCATAGGCTCCTGGCTCCCACTTTTGCGTGTGATATCCAATTTTAACTATAGTAGATGGATCAAGATCATGAACTGTTGCAACTGCAGTAGAAATTGTTTTTTCAATATCAGAAAAAATAGTTGGGGTAAGTCCTAGATTAATTACCTCTTCATCATTATCTAATGGCAGAACAGAAGAGTAAGACTCATAAAAAGATATTGGCATCCACGAAATGTTTCCGCTTTCTGCATGCTTATCTAAAACTTGTACAATTTTTGCAGAGGTTTCTTCACTTAAAAAATTTTCATAAATAACAATATCTTTTGTTATTCTTTTTTTATTATTTAAGTTCATGGCTGGCGCTCTCCTGTGTGTTTTGTTATTTCCCAAAAGAACGGACATGTAAACCTTGTCCCACTTTTAATTTCAGTAACCCCGTGTATATAATTTTTATCTCCTGGGAAAAAATATGCAGCACCTTTTTTAGGTTTAAACTGAACTCCTTGTAATGGAAAGTAAAGTTCTCCACCTTCATAATCGTCATTTAAATAAAATAAACTTGAAAGATCATAGTTTGGAAAATCATTTGGCAGTCCAGCGTCTGGACCTTCGTGTAATTCTTTGTCTGCATGTGGTCTCTGAAATTGTCCTGGAAGCCATTTAACAATAGTTGTTCCAGTTGGAGTAACCTCTACGTTGTAAAATTCTTCAATAATTGGTTTCAATCTTTCAAATAGTCCTGCAATTATTGGAGATATTGATGGATTATTTTTATCTAATGTTGGTTGAGTAGCAACTCTATCTTTCCAGTAGTTTGAGTCATATACCACTGTTCCATTTTCATTAACATGACTTTCTGTTACATCCCAAATTGTTAAAGATTTTGCAGCACTTTCTAAAAAATTCATTTCTTCTTGAGTCATAAAATTTTCTAACTCAACAATCATTTCTTTACTATTTCCAAACCACCCAGATGGAGTTATTGAGGGCTTTCTAATTACAACATTGTTTATGGTATTCATATTTAAATTATATCACTTATGTTATTTTTAACGGAAAGTTTTAATATTTTTACTTCGTGTGATCCTAGAGACTCTCCTTTTTCATTTACTGCATCCCTATACCAATCGGTCCAACCACCTGATTGATTTATTTTTTGCGCTTCTTGACCATAAGACATTTCTGCTTTTTTTCTTTTATCATCTTCATCTTTATATTCATTTATTTGAATAGAAGAGTTATTTAGATTACTTAAAGAAATTGGAATAATTGTTGCTAATGGAGTTCCTGCTTTTATAGACACATTTTTATTTGCAGATCGTGCTTTAATTGCTAAAGGAAGTGGATTATCAAGAAATGAAGTGCTTATTAACGAAGACATTGTTTCAAAATCATCATTAAAATAATTAACTGGATTAATACAAAAAAGGCTAACATTATTTTCTGTTTTAAAAATTAGTCCAGTATTAAAACTTATACTTGATTGACCTCTTCCAGTATAACAAATATCTTGTGCGTTTAAAAGTTCTATATTATTTCCAGTTTGATCATTAATTCCATTCCAGATAAAATTTATATCATCTAAACAAGATATATTCCAACCAATCATATTTGCTTGAGTTACTGGAAAACACCTATAAGCATGTTTTTCTGAAGTTTGATCCATCCAATCTCTTTTTATGGACATTGGCTCAATTTTCATTCTTGAGTTATCCATTTGCTCAACAGAAAGATTAAACATTAGTCATTTTCTTCAGAATACATTTCTGGAGTATGAAATTTTTTACTATAATCTAACATTGTAACAATAGAATATTTTGTTCCAGAATGAACAGGCATTGCTCTATGTGGATACATAAAGTTTGATGGAAATATAAATAAATCTCCAGCCTCTGGCTTAACTTTTAAATCTTGTAGTCTAAAGTATAGTTCTCCGCCATCATAGTCATCATTAACATATGCAACAAGTGATACAGTACAGTTATAAGAAAATCCATGATCATGATGTTCTTGAAAGTGTTGTCCTGGACCATATTTAATAAAATTAAATGCTTCCCAGTATTTTAATTTATGAATATTATATTGCCTACAATAATCTTCTACTGCTGGATTTTGAGCATCATATACGTCTTGCCATAATGCCTGAAGATTTAAAGAGGTTTGACTTGTATCATTTTCAATATCAGTTTTTTTAAATTTAAAATCATTACAATCTCTGTAGTTTGGCATCAACTGTTTATAACCTACATATGCTGGTAACCAACTATATCCAGTCTCATCACCAACTGGTTTAAGATTAGATTCAAGCCTGTTAATAACATCAATTTCTTTTTTAATTACCCCTTTGTAGCATACTATACCATTTCCAAGATCAATTTTTTCTGTCCAAGTTTGCATTTTTAACCCCTTAGTTATACTCTCTTTTAGACCATATTTTATTTTTATAAATACCGCCATCTGGCTTACGGTAAAAGTTTGCGTTATCTATTAGTTTATCATACATTTGTCTTTGGTCTAAATTTTCTATTTTTTGTTCCCAATTTTCTCTTTTAAAAGGAAGAATTTGTAGGTATGGAGTTCCTGCTGGTAAAGTTCCTTCCCAGCCTTCTGCAATAAAAAATGGAAAGGTTCCAAGTACATGAACCTTATCAGAATCAACTATACCAGTTGTATTTAAAAACGGTAAATCAAATCTATTCATTGGTGTCATAAACAATGCACTGTACCCATCTGGAAGTTCTACACCCCAATCTGAATACCAGGCAAAATGATCTTTATAGAATCCTTTTGGATGTTCAAATTGTGACATAGCAAGTCTTTGTCCACAAAAATCTTTATATTTTAAATCAGAAACTTCAACATCAATTATTCCTTTTTTATTTTTAAAAAATATAAGATCGCATGGTGTTTTTAAAACATATCCCGTAGAAAATGCATCTAAAATTGCTGGACACGCTTTCCATGTTGGAATTTTACCGTAGTCGTTTGTAGTTCCTTCTTTTGGAAAAGGACAAATTTCTTTTGGTGCTTGATAATATTCGCCATTTGGCATTTTAGCAAATCTATCTGCATCTTTATACCATTCTGGAATTACTTTTTGTGTTGGAGAAGGAGCAGAAAAACTTTTATCATTTAACCATGGCCTATAAGGTTTAAATGTAATTATGTTTTTAATTGTATCAAAAGTTTTACTCAATTTATCTATGTCCTAATTCGTTAATATCAGTCATAACCACAACACAATATTTTGTTCCTAATTTCATTGGTAAAGATGCATGTTCATAGATATAATTTGATGGACAAAGCACTATGTCTCCAACTTTTGGTTTATAAACAAGATTGTCTAACCTTGGAAATTTTAATTCTCCACCCTCATAATCGTCATTTATATATATTACAGCAGACACTGTACAGTTATATGCTGGTCCATGATCTGCATGAACATTAAAGTGAGAGCCTTCTCCCTCATATTTAACAAAATTAAATGCCTCATAATATATAACATTTATTCCCCAGTATGCAGCATAGTCGTCTATACAGTATTTTAATTTTTCATATATTTCTTGATGAAGATCTAGAAGTTCTGCATTGTCTTGATCCCTTGGCCCAAGGTTTTCTTGTTTATATTTAAAATCTACACAATCTCTTGCTTTTTTAATTGGAGTTGCAGAGTTTGTTACTTGGGCCTCTGACCAATTATATTTTTTATCATTGTTTAAATTTGATTCAAGAGTATTTATATATCTTTTAGAGTCTTGCAATGAAAATACATTTTGATAAACATTAACTCCTAAAGCCAAGTTTTCAACTAATATGCCATTTTTTAATGGTTTAACATTAAGTCTATTACTTGATGTTTCTGACCTATCTTTTGTAAACCAGTGATTTGAATTTTCATCATACTGAATTGTTTCTTTATCGTTCATTATTTCTCTTTTCTTTATTTTGGTTTAATCTTTTTGGTATATATTTTTTAGTTAAATATCCAATTAGAGTATTTTCTTTTGGAATAGAATTAATCTTTGGAACTCTTAGGCCGTGTCTTAACCAAGAAGAATTAAATAAAGATAAAGCAACACTGTTGGCTATTAAACTTTTTGTTTTTTCATAAAGCATTGGATTTATAAAATCAGAACTATGAGAGTACCTTATGGGATGAAAAACACTTTCTTCTTTAACAAAATCTATTAAATTATTTTTTTTAATTATTTTTGTTAATAAATCTGGGCCATATGTAATTTGATCTTTGCTAGAAGCAGTGGGCATAAAAACAAAATTTTCAATTATTTCATCTATAATTTTATGGTTACTTATATATAAAATATCATTGTTAACCCTTATTGGTTTTTTTGCTGGTTCTGGAAGATCTATAAAAAATCCAAAAAGATATGGTTCTGGGTCTGGCCAAGTATCTGTTAAACAAACCATGTCTGAGTCAGTCCATATAAGGTTTGTCTTTTTTAACATGTGCAGTCTAAATAAATCAGCAAATTGTTGATGCCCTCCACCACAAAGAATATCGTCAAATTTTGTTAAAAATATTTCTTTTTCCAGCATAATTTCATTTGCATCTTTTTTGATTGCTCCATCAGGAACTTTAATAGACATATCATATAAATATATATTTAGTTCATGTCCATGATAAATATATGAGTTCCAGGAAATTTCTTGTAACAAGGTTGGTTCATTTCCAAACCATAAAGTACCAAACTTTAGCCCCATTGATTATATCCTTATCATGTTTAATTAATTATAACATATGCCTATTTTTAACAAATATATTAAAACATTAATCTTTATTTATTTTTTAATATTTTTACTTCATTTTCTAAATCTTTTATTTTTTCTGATAAAAGTTTTAAAACCTCTATAGAATAAACAGAAAGAAGGTCATATCTAAGGCCTAACGGTTTATTTTCTTTGTCTAGCACAACTATATACTGAAGAGAGTCTATTTTATTAACTTCTTCTGCTATATACCCAATTTGCCTAATTTCTCTAAGATCATTATTGTATATCCATGTTACTGGCTTTAAGCCTTTTATGGCTTTTTCAAAATCAATTTCTATTGGAACCATATTACTTATCCCCCCGTTTTATTTTTACTTTATACTAACAACCCTTATTATACTATACTTAAATCTTTCAGATGAGTATGCGAATCTTGGGAAGAATGGGAAGAATGGTGGGAAGAACGGACCAAATGATGGGAAGAATGGTGGGAAGAATGGTGGGAAGAATGGGAAAAACGGTGGGAAGAACGGTGGGGTAGTTACGCTAGTTGAAGCACTTGAGGTTGATGAATTACCATTTGCGTTAGTAGCGTAAACTGTATACGTTTGTGAGGTAAGTGCTTCTTGGGTAACGTTAACGCTTGTTGTTCCTGATCCAACAGTATCACCTTTACCATCTGATGATGCCCAAGTGTAACCAGTAATTGCACTTCCACCATCTGCAGGGGCTACCCAAGAGACAGCATCTGAAAGGGCTGAAGTTGTTACGGTTGGTGCAGCAGGAGTTGCTGGCACTGTTGTTGCTGTAATAGAACTAGATGCACTAGAAGCATCAGAAGTTCCAACTGCGTTTGTTGCTGTTACTGTAAATGTATAGGCGGTATTAGATTGTAAACCTTCTACAGTTAATGGTGAAGATGCGCCAGATGCTGTATAACTACCAGGGGTTGAAGTAACTGTAAATGATGTAATTGGTGCACCATTACTTCCACCAGATGAGAATGAAACACTTGCTGCGCCATTATTAAATGCACGAGATGTACCAACATTTGTTGCAGAAGCACTTACAGGTGCATTAGGCTTTCCCGCACCCTGAAAACCTAAACCTCTTACACCTGCTCCTCGTCCACCAATAATGGGCATTTATTTTTCCCCTTATGCAAACTTCGTCTGTGATCCAAAGGCTGTGAAAGCAGCGTTTCCTGTCTTTACTATGGTAAATGAATAGATGTCAATGCTGTTTGCATTGCCTGCAGATGGTGCAGTACCATTCTGCCATTTTGGAGTTACGCTAGAGCCATCAATTTGGAATCCTGTTTGATAATATGGAGTTGCTCCATTTGTAACAAAAAATACAACGGTAACAGAATCATTTGTAACAAGACTATCATTAAGTGAAGTGCTTCCGTCTCCACGAACATTTAATGTCCAGTTAGCACTTGCATCTGTAGTGTAGTATAAAATACCACTTGTTAAAACATCTAAAGGAATTGTTCCAGTTGCAGCAGTTGCAGATACTGTCAAACGCTCTTCTGGTCCACGAAGAATTGGATTTACCGCTAATGCATTGTTTAAAGTTGGACTTGTTAAAGTTTTATTAGTTAATGTTTCAGTTACATCTTTAAGAGCAGTTCCGTTTATAGAATATGCTTTACCTGAAGCAAGGTTTAAATGCTCTGAAGATGTCCATGAATCTGTAGAGTCTACCCAGTTAAATGTTTTATCTGTTGTGCCCTTTAATGTGATACCGCCACCATCAGCAGTTGTATCTGTTGGGGTTTCTACATCTCCAAGAATAACGTTTTTATCTTCTACCACAAGGTTAGTTGAATTAATGTTTGTTGTAGTTCCATTTACAGTTAAGTTTCCAGATACTGTTAAATTAACTGCTGTAGCATTTCCAGTTAATGCTGGTGCTGCAAGTGGTGCCTTAGCATCTATCTGTGTCTGAATTGCAGAAGTAACGCCATCTACATAGTTTAACTCTGTAGCGGTAGCAGTTACTGCAACGTCTTCATTAATCTTAGGACTTGTTAAAGTTTTGTTTGTAAGAGTATTTGTTGATGATGCTGTTACTGTAATATCACTTGTAAGTGCCACAGTTCCAGTAGCATCTGGAAAGGTTAATGTGCGGTCAGCGGTTGGGTCTGTTATTGCAAAAGTTGTTTCAAAATCATTTGCGGTGGCACCTTCAAAAGTAATGCTTGAACCAAAGGCAGGGTTAACAGTAGAGTTAATGTCTGAGAAGTAGTCTAGGCTTGTCCAGTTATTTGTACCGTCACCAATTTTAAATTTATTTGTATCTGATTCCCAGCCAATTTCACCAGCATTTAATACTGGTCCTGCTCCTGCGTTTGTAGAGATCCACTGCGCTGCAGTTCCTCTACGTTGTTGCATTCTGGTTGCCATTTATTGCTCCTTATACTTAGTTATATTATAACAGATTATTAGTTAAAATTATCTGTTGCTATCCCGCCGTTGTACGTTGCTTCAAAATCTGTAGTGTTGTAAAGTCCAGCACTTACAAGAACTCCAGGTTCATAATAAAACCCAGCATCAATAAATCTACTTACAACCAAGCCAGTTCCGTCAATTGCTGTGTCATGAATATGATCGGGCAATATTTCAGAATCTTCAAGGGTAGCAATTGCAATCCATTGAGAATCATAGTAAACATGTATACGTTCTGTTACTGTATCAAACCATAAATTTCCATTTGCTGGAGATGCTGGTTGTGTTGTTCCAATTGTTGGGGTTCCAACTGCAGTATCTACATAAAGTTTTGTTGCTGCATGTGTATTTTCAGTAGGAGTGGCAACTGTGACTGTTGATCCAAAAGTACCGCCTTCGGCAACTGCAATGCCGTGCTTTACTCTGAAGTCTTTATTTACTGTTGCCACTTCCGACCTCTATTCTAGTTATGCTTCAATATAAACTTTGTGTACTTTAACAGCGGTATCTGCTGCTGCGCCAGTAACCTGAAGAAGAACGTTTCCACCGCTGTACACGGCGTCAGTTGTTCCTAATACTGCGTTACTGATTACATCTGCATACTCTGTTAAGTAAACGTTATTTGATCCATCAACTGTAACCAAAACTTCAATTACTTCAATATCAGTACCTTTTTTCATCTGAACAATATACTTTGCAGATGAATAAGTGCTTGCTGACCATGTATCAATTGTTGTTGCTGAAGTTGATGCGGTAGCAAGAGCAGAACCAACAAGAGCATCTGGAAGAGCAATACTTGTCGCTGCTGCTGCACCAAGAGTTGGTGTAACAAAAGTTGGACTATTAGTAAATGCTACTGTTCCAGAGCCTGCTTCATCAGTTAATGCTGATGCAAGGTTTGCAGAAGATGGAGTTGCAAGGAATGTTGCCACGCCTGCTCCAAGACCTGAAATACCAGTTGCTACTGGAAGACCAGTTGCATTTGTTAAAGTTCCTGCTGATGGAGTTCCAAGATCAGGAGTTGTTAATGTTGGTGAGGTTAGAGTCTTATTTGTAAGAGTCTGTGTACCTGTTAATGTTACTACAGTTGAATCAATATCAAGAGTGTTTCCAGTCTTGTCTAATCCTGTACCCGCAACAATTTGTCCTAAACCAGTAAACTGGGTAAAGGTAAGTGCTGTAGTTCCAACTGTGATTGCACCATTGTTGGTTAATGTATAACCTTGATCGGCGTTTACAGTTCCTTGTTCTACAAATACCGCAAAGTTTGCAGTAACTTCTGCACCTGCATCTGCATCAGTTGAACGATCTGGGGCACCAGATGCCTTAACTACGTAGATACCGTTTTCTGAACCAGTTGACTGATCCTTAACAAGAACACGATCTCCAGTAGCAAGAGTTACGCCATCAAGGACATCTCCATTTTCAAGATCAGAGGCGAGTGTTACGTTTGCAGTTGTTGCTGCTCGTACAGATGCTTTCCAATCAATACCTTGTGCTGCTGAGTCTACATAATTCTTTGTTGCTGCATCTGTTCCATCAGTTGGTGTACCAAGACCTGTAATCTTGTTTGTACCCATTGCGATTGCGCCAGACATTGTTCCACCAGCAGTTGCTAATTTTTCGCTAAGTGATGTTGTAAGTCCTGAAATCTTTGACTGTGCAATTGCTGCTGCTGAGTTAATGTCAGCATCTACGATTGTATCGTTAGCAATCTTTGCAGAAGTTACTGCTTGATCTACAATTTTTGCTGTTTCTACAGAGTCTGCAGCAAGTTTACCAGCAGTTACGTTAGCATCTGTAATTTTTGCTGTGGTTACTGCGCCATCTGCAAGTTTACCAGTGGTTACGTTTAAGTCTGCAATCTTTGCTGTGGTTACTGCAACATCTGCAATCTCTGCTGTGTTTACAGCACTATCTGCAATCTTAGCATTTGTAACTGAGTTTGATGCAAGTTTTGCTTCTGTTACGTTAGCATCTGTAATTTTTGCTGTGGTTACTGAATCTGCAGCAAGTTTACCAGTGGTTACGTTTAAGTCTGCAATCTTTGCTGTGGTTACTGCTTCTCCAGCAAGTTTTCCTGTTGTTACGTTTAAGTCAACAATCTTTGCTGTCTCTACGGAATCTGAAGCAAGTTTTGCTGCTGTTACGTTAGCGTTTAAAATCTTTACAGTAGTTACTGAATCTGAAGCAAGTAGTGTTGCTGTCACTGAGCCAGTATCACCAGATGTAATTACAGTACCTGTTACGTCAGGAAGTGTAATTGTACGATCTGCTGTTGGATCTGTTACTGCAAGAGTTGTCTCAAAATCATTTGCGGTAGCACCTTCAAAAACAATGCTTGAATCAAATGTTCCAACTGCTGCAGGGGCTGTGAAGGCTAATCCTGTTGCTGCTGAACTATCTACTGTTAAAACGTGTCCATTGGTTGCACCAACGGCTAATCTAGTGCCAGTATTTGATCCTGTACCAACTATCAAATCACCTTTTGCGTCAAATATTTCTTTTGTAATTATATCATGTGTGTTAACGGTCGCAGTTGATCCCTCAACTATCAGTCCCGATTTTACTCTAAAGTCTTTTGTTACGGTTGCCATCTTTTATCTCCTTGGTTAGGCCTTTAATCCCATACGCAAATAGCGTAGAGTTATAGGTGTACTTCCCCCCACAGGAACCACAGTTAGTGAAACTGTGTCTCCAGCCTTTGAAACAGAGATGGTGCCAATATTCCCATCATTTTCAATAGTGCCATATTGACTAACAGATACATCTGATCCATCATTCAATATTGTTAATTCTGTAACAGCGTACTTATTTGCACCGC